ATGTTCAAAATATTCTTATTCACCATACTATGCTCTGTTTCTACATTTAGTTTTTCTCAAGTGACTTATGTTTACTGCGGTAAACAAGATGCTTCAGATTGGTACTGGTATCAGGATGATAGTGGCAATTATGTCGAAGTTCCGGGTCATTGGTTGCTTTTACCGGTAACTGATGAAAATAGTGAGCAAGACTTACTTCGCACTCCTTTTAACGTAGAGTTTTCAGCTTTTATCAATCTAAATATTAATTGTCGAGAAGACTACGTACCTCAACCAGGACGATGGGCATCATCTGACTGGTCTAGATTTATAATCAATTACCCAGATGGTACACGTGGCCTCCTTCCTGGATATGAGAATGTTTACCTATCTGAAAACATGCGTAGGTTAAGATTGGTTCGGGTTTATTAGATGTCACCTATTTCAAATCTTGAAAATACAACGTTCAGTCATTAATTATTATTAAAATAAAAACGGGAAACATTAATGTGTCCCGTTTTGCTTGAATGAGTGAATTATCGGTTTTTCCAAATCCGAGAAAATGCACGACAAGGTGATCGGGACATTCATTGAGCGTGAATCCTATCTTTGAATCAACTGATTGGAGTCATGACCGATTACGGTGGCTTTTTACGCCTGTCTCACAGCCCCACCTAAAGCACAAACAACCCACGGAAAACGCACTCCTCCTACCCGCCTGCTACGTTTTTGATCTCATTTTTTCGCAATTCTATTTCAGCGAAATTCTGCGACCGTAATAGAAACCTAATAAGCCGCAAGCCCTTTAGGAATAACGGGGGATGGGGGATAATTGAAGGGCTGAGAATGGCTTACAGGGCGCCTAGCAAAATTGCGAAGAGTGCAAAAAATTGCAATAAATTGAAATTTTGACGATCAGTGTTGATCTGTTTTGTGTTTTTAAGTGATTGAAATTTATTGATTTCTGTATTTTAGGTCAGGTTTTTGATGATCATTTGTGTTTTTTCGATGATCAGTTTCGTATCGCCTCAGCCCTTGTTAGATAAGGGCTGAGCGTGAATTGCAACGAAAAACAAAATTGCAAAAAATGTCATTGTGTCTACGTGGCAATGTTGTCCAGGTTAAAGGTTAAATGCAGACTTTCCGGCACTTCCGGATCACCATTAACGGCATCCATGAACATCTCACAAGCCGGAATGACTTCATTCTTGCAGTAGACGTAATCGAATTTAATGGGATCACCACGGGTCCCACCATTTGGAATGATGGCGGCCAGTTCTACAGGGAAGCGGTGACCTGTTATCACTTCTTGAGCAGTGACGTTCTTAATTTTTTCGTATTCATCTTTGGTGGCGATATCGCCAACGGGTATGAGCTGTATGCCTCGCTCATTGCCGTTCGGGATATTGATAAACATCGAGCGGAAGTTACCCACGCCACGGCTAGAAGCCATCTTTTCTTTTAGGTCGTCTTCATCTTCTTTGCTCAGATTTGGGTCGGTGGCGTAGAAGATAAAACCCATGTGCAAACCGTTCTTATAGTACCGGCGGCGAAAGGTGGTGGAGTCCTGGCTAAGTAGTGCGGATTGAACACACCCCAGATAATCTGGCCCACCATAGACTTGCTGGACAGGGTCGTATTGCTTGATGAAAATGATGTCCTCTTTCTTATAACTCTTCTGTTTTTCGCCACGCTCTAAGAAAGCAAAATTACCATTCTTACGTTTGCGTAAATACATAGTCGGAATAGGCCATAGCCCAATGACTTTGCCTAAGTAATTACGCAGCTTAAGCAGGGCCGTGTCACCGAACTCCAAGAAGTCATGCACGGCCGATTGCATTTGTTGCTTCTGCATTCCACCTTGGATGTAACGACCTGAAATCATATTACGGCGAGCCATTAAGATAGAGCCGTGATAGGCGTTGGCTCGTGTGAGTTTGTTTAAGCCCATTCTATCAAGTGGCGGCTCCCAATAGTCGCCATCGTCGTTGTAATACAGTTCGCTGTAATCGTAGTTGGTAAAATCACGATTCATGATCTCAGGCTCACCAAAGCTAAACATCAAGCTTTCATCATTGGTGCTTTCTTTCGTGATCGTTTCTGTTTTCTGTTCAGTCATAGAGTTACATCTGCCAAGTTGATTTGCGTTTTTCTGAGTGGTCGAGCGGCTCATTAATGCAAGCGTGTGAAATAGCCCAAAATGCATCGGCGTGGCCAGTTAATTCGCTGCGTTCGGCTTTGAAAGTCATGCTATTACCGCTATTGGTAGTCGCCCGTTTAATGGCCATGAATGCCATGGCAATGTCTTTATGCTCAGCATCAAATTGAATGCGATTGGCTTCGACCACATCAATCATCTTCATCACCAATCGGTTTTTACTTTCGTTGCTGTATTGAATGGCCACGGTTTCTCGCGGGTGTTTTTTGCTGAGTAAGTCATACACACCCGCGCCAATGCCTGTGGTATCGATGCCCAAATAGCTGACGTTGTAACGCTCAAACACTTTTGAGACTTGCTGAGCCTGGTACTGAAAGTTCAACCCGCGCCAATAGTGCTTTTCCAAGACTCGGAACTTTTCAATGGCCACAATAGGCGGGGCCACCACAACTAAACAAGCGTTGTCTCGGGTTCGGCTTGGGTCGTAACCTAACCACACCTCACGCCGGTCGAAGGGATCGTTGTCATTGGGCTTGAAGTCTTGCCAACGGCTAATGTCGACCATGGCTTTCTCAAGGGCTGAGAACTTAAAGACCGAGCTGGCACCATCGACGAAGATACACATAAACAGATTATCGAAATCGTCTTTGCTGTATTCGTCGCGCAGCTCATCGATATCAAATAGCTCACAACCGCCTGCAGCGGCATCCTCAATCGTGACCACGTAACGCCACTGCTTGTCTGGACAGAGCCGTCCACCGTCTTGATAATCGTCAAAGGTCGGGAACTCAATATTGGCGCGGGTATCTCGCCCTTGGCGCCATTGGTCGCCCGTCCAAAAGGTATAAGCCTGGTGCGTTTTAGCGGAAGGGGTCGAGAAGTAGGTTTTGCGCCAGTTCTTATGGGTTGCCATGGCGGACGCGAGTTTGTTGAGCTCATCGAATTTTGGGATCCAAAAGTACTCGTCCACATAAACATGGCCATGATAACTTTGTGCGGTTTTGGAGTTGGTGGATAAGAATCTGAGCTCAGCGCCGTTAGAGAGAATAATCGGGTTACCGGTTAACTCAACGCCTAAGAATTCTTCACCAATCGCAATGATGTAGCTTCTGAACACTTCCGCCTGGGCGCGAGACGCAGACAAGAATATTTGGTTGTCGCCGGTCAAAATCGCATCTTCCAGCGCTTCACCACTGAAGTAGTAGGTGGCGCCAATCTGACGGGATTTAAGAATATTACGCGTTCGTTGGTGCAGGTTGTTACGCATCGTGTGCTGATATTCAAAGAGCGACTCATGCCATGTCGAGAATTGCTCCTTGGTCAGCTCAGTGATGTTGTTTTTCTTTTTACTCTTCTTTTTCTGCTTGTCGTCAGACTTATTAGAACGCGCTTTTTTACTGTGAGTATCCGGTGCAGGTTCCGTTTCATTCGTGGTGTGTTTCTCAGTAACTGGCTGAGTTTGAGCGTGGAATTTTTTAAGTTGAACGTGGTGCTTGATGAGCCTATCGAGCATATCGAGTTGGCTTTTAGAAGGGTTCTCCAATTCGAGTAAGGTTTCAATTCTGCGCGCGATGGATTCATCTATTGTTTGCTCGCGCAGCATGTCACGCCATCCGTATTTGTCAGCCCAGTGATAAAGAATTCGGGTGCTGTTCAAACCTAATTCGGAAGCGATTTCTTTGGGTGTCCAAGCCTTTAAATACAGGGCTCGGGCTGCATGTCGTGTTTCGGATGTATATGCCATGAGCCAATCATAAGCCCTGTTAACGCCTTAAATTGCATAGCAAAGTTCGGATGATTTCCGTTATCGCTCCTATCCGAATTGGTCGGAATCGAAGTGGCTGAAACCACCGATTCAAAGGCGTATTGTGAAAACTCAAAACACAAACTGACCAATGAAAATTAGGTACACACTCAAATGGCAAAAATCAGTGATTGGAAAATTGTAGCAACCGAAGGGCCGACGGTTGATGGTCGTAAGATCACCCGCGAATGGCTCACGCAGATTGCCGAGAACTATGCCCTGAGTGAATACACCGCGTTGATTTGGCCAGAGCATAAACGCTTTGCCGGTTACGGCAGTAACTGGGGCAGAGTGCTTGAAGTTAAAGCTGAAGAAGTGGATGGCAAAATGCGCTTGTTTGCCAAGCTTGAACCTAACCAATACTTACTTGAAGCCAATAAGCTTGGGCAGAAGCTGTTTACCTCCATTGAACCCGATCCAGATTATAAAGGGCAAGGAAAGTGCTACCTAACGGGGTTAGCCGTGACCGATTCCCCAGCATCGTCTGGTGTGTCATTACTTCAGTTTTCACGACAAGACGGTAAAACCACAGAGCTCAGTTGTAGCCAACTGGAAGCCATCAATTTGGATGAGTGCTATTCCAAAACCGATCGCTTTTTTGCTCTGTGTAATGCCTTTTTCAATTCTGGTGACGAACAGCCAGAGCCACAACCGGAACCTGAACCAGAGGAAGAAGAAGTGACCGAAGAACAACTCAACGCTGCCCTGAAAGAGCAGTTCGGCATCATGAAAGGTGACCTAAAGGATGAACTCAAGCAAGAGTTTAACCTGCAAACGCAAACGCCTAATGAACCCGAAGCCGTCCCTGAAGGCGAAGTTCAAACGTTCTCTTTAGAGCAGTTTTCCTGTGTATTGGAGAAGCAGCTCGCGCCCGTCACCGAGCAAGTAAAGAGCCTAGAAACCCAGTTCGCCGAGCTTAAGCAAGAAGTCCCAGGGCAAAAGCCTGGTGAAGAAGGCCATGGCGGCGATGATGCTAATCAATTCAATGCTAAGGATATGTATTAATGTTAAATGCCATTTCTACTCAATGTATTCAAGAGTTCTGTGACGTGACGGTTCAAGCGGCTGGTGCGGCTGCTGGCTCTAAGATGTTTAGCATCACGCCGGTGATGGAAACCAAGCTGCGTGACGCGATGAAACATTCCCATGCCTTTCTTGGCATGATCCACAGTGGTTTGGTTGAACAAATCAAAGGTCAGGTCATTGATGTGGGCTTAGATGGTCTTGCCACCGGTCGTGCTGATGGCCGTTTCAGTGTGGATGTCGATCAAGAAGGCAATACTTACGAACTCGTAAAAACCGATTCAGGTTGCCATATCCCTTGGGAGCTGATGACGCAATGGATTAATTCTGGCAGTAAGGGCCAGTGGCTTAATTTGATGAAAAGCGCCATCGCTAAACGTTTTGCGTTAGATATGCTGCGTATCGGTTTTAATGGTACGAGTATTGCGACGGTGACCGATCCGTTGAATAACCCTCTAGGCCAAGACGTCAACAAAGGTTGGTTGGCCATCGTCAAAGAGAAAAAAGCGGCTCAAGTACTTCCGGCTGCAAAACTGGATGCGACAGGCAAAACAGACGGCTCGTATAAAAATCTGGATTCACTGGTTCAAGATTTGATTAACACCACCATAGCAGAGCAACATCGCCAAGATGATGATTTGGTCGTGATTATTGGCTCTAACCTGGTGGCGGCTGAGCAGCATCGTTTGTTGGAGTCGGCAGACACGCCTACCGAGCACAAAGCCGCTCAATCTCTCGCTAAGACGATTGCGGGCAAGAAGGCTTATACACCTCCGTTTTTTCCTGCGAACGCAATTTGGGTCACCAACCTAAAAAATCTGCAAATCTTGACGCAAACAGGCACTCAGTGGCGTAAGCAAGAGAACAATACGGATCGACTTCGCTTCGAATCTAACCATATTCGAATGGAAGGTTATGCCGTCGGCAACTACCACAAGTTTGCCGCGATTGAAGACGTAACTGTTGTTGAACCACTACCAGCGTAAGGGTGAATCATGGCAAGTCCATTAGCTAAATTACGCCAAGAAGCATTGGCAAAACAGCAAAAGAAATCGACACCTGAGAAACAGTTTGTCGCTAACCCAAACAGTTTGCACCTGCTTCTCGCCGAACTCGAAAGTGATTTGAAGGTGCTAAAAACCTTTAATCGAACGGATGAAAAGGTGAACCACAAACGTGATGTTTTGGTCCCTAAATACCGTGAAGCGATTGAAGCTTATCTTTATGGTGACGAGCAGTTCGACAACCCGTTATTTACTCAAATGGTAATTTGGCTCTTCGATATCGAAGATTTAGAAACCGCCATTGCGTGGTGTGACATTGCTATCGAACGCGGGTTAGATACCCCAGAACGATTCAAGCGGGATTTTGCCACCTTCTGCGCCGATGAAGTCTTGGCCTGGTCAGTGCGTATGGCAGACAAGGGTCAGTCCGTTGAACCTTATTTCTCTCAGGTCTTTGATAAGGTCACTCAAGTGTGGCGTATCAACGAGAAGCCGACAGCGAAATGGTTGAAGTTCGCCGGCCTACACTTGCTTCGAAATGAGCAAGGTAAACCACACGCCGCGTCGGTGGGGGATATCGACACGCTACAGACAGCGCGAACTCATCTTCAAAACGCGCATGAGCAATACAGCGCGATTGGGGTAAGCACCATGATCGATAACATCGACCAACGTATCCGAGCATTAGAGAGTGTCGACAACCTCTAATTAACCGCTCCTAAGCCGCCGCGCCTCGGCTGACGAGGAAGAACAAGTGATTTATCACCCTGTTTATTCCGTCGACTCAGTGGCTAGAGGCGCACCTATTTAAAAGGGATTAAGCATGTTTACGGGCTCTTCAGATGCGCATTATCAAGATACTGAAATCACTAATGATGGTTTCTGGCCCAACTTAAACGTCGGTGATTTTGAAAAGCGTAGAGGAATACCAGCAGCACAAGATCCTGATCGCATCACGATTGCTTTAGTGAATGCCATGGCTGAGGTGAACAGAGCTCTCGAAAAATTAAAGTTGCAGTATCTCGAACAAGGACATCAACGCGCAGCAGACGTACCGATTACGCCCATTGTTAATGGAAAAAACCGCGTTGTGATTCAGTATGAATCTGCGGTTAATTCGAGGGCTAAAGCTGATCTACTCCCAGATATTGCAACGGTTCATACCAAAGATAAAGGTGACCACCTCGCTGATAGGTCAACAGACACACGTGACGACCTAATGGCAGAAAGCCAACGAGTGATTAGAAATATGCTGGGTGTTTCTCGTTCGTCGGCGGCTTTGTTGTGAAAGGAACGGTTATGAGTACTCAGTATCAAGCCGGTTACAAGTTACGAGACTTAAACGCATTTTTAACCAGTGTAGTGGGCGAAAAGATAGCCAAGCGCATGGAATGTGAAATGGGTAAGGTGGAATTGAAACTGGAAACGAAGCACATGGGGCAAGGTTTCGACCTGCTTTATCAACGTTATGTTGCTGACTTTTACTTCGATAAGTTTCCTTTTAAAGAATACGACCCTGCAGTGCTGTTTGCGAACGTAGGGGCTTGGTTGATGGATAACGACTCTGACCGTTTCCACATTGAAGACTTAGACGACCCAGACGTAGATGTCGTGCTGGAAGATGAGAAAAACGCCGAAGTGCTGATCTCGGTGATGTTTGAAGAACCAGTCAAAGTGAAGGCAGATCCAAGCGGACCAATCTATTGGAATGGTCAAAGCTGGAAGATTGAAGAGTACGAGATTTGGCAGGCGCAAAGGCTATCCAACTTAGTTATTCGCAATGTATGAGATACGGGCAGATAAGCGCAGTTATTTACGAGTTAAAGAACAATTCGAGCTGCTAAAGCTTGATAAACAAGCCAGAACCAGAGTGCTGAAAGAGCTTGGCAAATACATCACCAAGACGACCAAAAAGAACATTCGAGCACAGCGTGACCCAGACGGTAAGTCGTGGTCAAAGCGCAAAAAAGGTAGGCGCAAGATGCTTAAAGGCTTCACCAAGAAGCTAAAGCATTTTCAAAAAGACAATAACCGGGTTTTGGTGGTTGGTTGGCCCTCAAGGCGAGGAACCGTAGCACTGGCTCATCATACAGGTGAAGCAGAGAAAAGCGGTTTGCAGCAGAGGTTCAAGCAAGCCAAGAAAGCAAAAGAGCCAAAGAAAACCGACCCGGCAACGAGAGAGCAAGCGAAAGAGCTACGCGATTTAGGTTACAGACTTCCGCCCCAAGGCAGGCAGAAGAGAGGCAAAAAGCCAACGCTCAAATTCATTACTCAGAATATGACCGTAGCCGAAGCCGCAAAACTGATTAGTGATCTGGAAAACAAAACTCCATCACGTAAGTGGGAAGTAGATCGCCCAGAACGCCGATTGATAGGCATTAGTCCCAAACGGGCTGCAATGATTATTAAGCGGGAATTGAATCGAAACAGGAGCAACTAAACATGGCATGGCCTACCGTCATTATTAACATTCTGAACATGATGCGCGGACCGATTCCGGGCGTTGAATTTCACTTTCTGTTTGTTGTGTACGGCACAGTCGCAGGAACAGAGCGCAACCTAATCATGGTGGACAACACCACGGATTTTGCAGATAGCACGTTCGATAACATCGACCCAGTGCACATACTTACACTAAAAGCCGCCCAGCTAAACGGGAAGAAGAACTGGACTGCAGGTGTGATCGTCTTAGACCACGCAGACAGTTGGCAAGCCGCCGTTTTTAAAGCCAATGAAACATCAAGTTTTGAAGCCGTTGTACTTGATAAACCCGTTACAGGCACATCAACGCTTGAAGACGCTGTCGCTTGCCGGACAGAACTCAAAGCCAAGTTAGGCCGTGAAGTCTTCATGATCTGCACGTTGCCGGGTATCAATGATTCAGACGCCGGAGAAACATGGGCGCAGTGGCTGGCAGCAACAGTCCCGGTACCCAAAAGCATCGCAAGTGAGTACATCACCGTTGTTCCTCAAGTTCACAAAGACAACTCAACGATAGGTATCTACGCAGGTCGCTTGGCAAACCAAGAAGTGTCTATTGCTGACTCCCCTGCACGAGTCAAAACAGGCAGCGTACTGGGTAGCATGGTTTTGGCAACAGATAAAGACGGCAAGCCGTTGGAGTTGGCAACCCTGAAAGCACTGGAAGCCGCCAGACTGGCGGTGCCAATGTGGTACCCAGATTATCCGGGGCAGTACTGGACAACGGGCCGTACTTTAGATGTTCCTGGTGGTGACTTTCAAGATATTCGCCATATCCGTGTTGCGATGAAAGCAGCCCGTAAAGTGCGAGTCCGTGCGATTGCTCGAATCGCTGACCGTGAGTTCAATTCAACGCCGGGCAGTGAAGCAAGTGCCAAGCTCTACTTTACCCAAGACCTGCGTGAAATGGCGGTCGTAACGAAAATCGGCGATTACGAGTTCCCTGGTGAAATCAAACCGCCACAAGATGAAGACATCACCATCACTTGGGTTAACAGTGAAGAAGTGGAGATTCTGCTCGCTGTTACGCCCTATGAATGCCCAGTGAAAATCACCATCGGCATCATGCTTAACCAACGTCTAGGAGAGTAATCAATGACTTCTCGTTATACCGGTCGAAGTTTCGACGTAAACATGTTGGGCGTTCTGGTTCATGTGGAATCGGCAACAGCAACCATCAATGACGAATCCGCCGTTGATAAAGAGCGTGGGATACCAACCGGCTTTACGCATGGTGCCGTTAGCTGTGATGTTGAATATGAGTTGGACTTAAACAACTTCCGTAAGTTACAGCAAAAGGCAAGAGAAGCAGGTAGCTGGCGTGGTATCAAGCCTCACGATTGCATGTTCTATGCAAATACAGGTGCCGATGAAGACAAAGTTGAGTTGTTCGGTGTGAAGCTTCAAATCTCTGATCTACTTAGTGTCGATCCTAACAGCAGTGATAAGACCAAACGCAAACTGAAAGGTTTTGTAACGAGTCCGCACTTTGTTCGCATCAATGGTATTTCATACCTAAGCAAAGACGACACACGCGGCCTGCTTTAAGCCTAACCAGAGAGATAACGAATGCCGGATTTTATCGACCATGCCAGTAGTAACGAAGCCAAATTCACCGAAATGGCTATTGCAAGCCAACGTAAACGGTCAGTGCAGACAGGCCAAAAAGAAAGCGCGAAAGAGTGCCACGAGTGTGGCGATGAAATCCCAGAGCTGCGCCGTATTAAAGTCGCAGGTTGTCAGTACTGCGTTAGCTGTCAGCAGCTAGCGGAGAAAGGTCTAATTTAGGGTTTTCCAATGAAAAAACTATTGATGAAACGCCGCTACTTTGAACACGGAACGTACTCAACCCTACATCGTGAAGATGGCAGCAAAGTGTGTTGTGTTGCAGAGCGACCAATGTTGAATAACAAGCCAAGCGAATCTTGCATTGTTGAGGGTACCTATAGTTTGTTTCCTCATGAATCCCCACGATTTGGTGAATGCTATGCCTTAGAAGCGGACACGTTGGGTGTGACTCGACAAGGACCAAGCCTACGCACACACATTCTGATTCATAAAGCTAATTCACCTAAAGAGTTGCAAGGTTGCTTAGCACCAGGTGTTGATTTTGGGTTTGTGAATGGCGAATGGGCGGTGGTGAACTCAACTTCAGCATTCAATGCGTTAATGAAAGAGTTAGCCGGCGAATCTGCTCAACTTACCATCATTAAGGACTGATTATGTGGGATAAGGTTAAATCGCTGATCGGCAATTCTGCCCCTTTGATTGGAACATTAATTGGTGGCCCTATTGGTACGGCAGTGGGCGGGTTGGTGTCTAACGCACTCGGTGTTGAAAATACTTCGAAAGCAATAGAGCAAGAGTTAGCTGTGAACCCCGAAGCAGTTCTGAAACTCAAGCAGCTAGAAGCGGATCATGAAGTTGAGCTGAAACGCTTGGCATTTGAGCATGCAAAACTTGAGAGCGAAGAGCGTCAATTGGCTATCACTCAACAACACGCAACGATGCAGGCAGAGCTTGCTAGTAATGACCCATATGTGCGTCGCTGGCGTCCAACTTGGGGTTACTCGATGTGTGCCGCTTGGGTATTGCTGTTTCTGAGCCTTGCCGTGGTCATGATGTTTTATCCAGAGCATGCGGCCAGTGTAGTGAATAGCGTGGTAGCAATGACGCCATTGTTTGGTATTGGGCTGACAGTGCTTGGTATCAACATTCACAAACGTTCGCAAGACAAGCAAGTGTCTATGGGAAGCACCCCATTGGGCACAATCAACACCCTGAAAGCAGCGATTAAAGGGGGCTAAATGGCGGATTGGTTGGCTGCACTCGCAGCAGTAGGAATGCTGATTGCCGTAGTCGTAGGTGCGGTTATCACTCGATTAACAGCCGTTTCTAAAGATTTGGCAGAACACAAAACCCACGTAGCTGAAACCTACGCAACCAAAGACGATGTAAAAGAGTTGGGCGACCGAATGGAGCGCAACATGGCATCGGGCTTTGATCGAATTTACAACTTATTGAAAGGAAGAGACGCAGCATGACTAAACCCGCTTTCACATCAAAACCTGTAGTAGTGACTATCGGTGGTACTGATTTCGAATTCACTCCAACGGTGCAAGACGCGAACAACCATACCAATGACATGATGCCAAACAACAAAGTGGCGCCTGCGTACACGTATTTGACTCGCACTGTTAAAACAGAGCAGAAAGATGCGCTTATCGAGTTACTTAATAGTGTGCCCGGTCTAACCATTGAGCTGTTCGCAACAGTGAGTAATGCCTCTAAAGGCGGCATTGAAATCTCACTAAAAAAATAACCGACAGGGCAAAGCGGATTGAAGATAACCCACTTGAACAAGCCTTTGCCCTGCGTCGTCATTTTCTACCCAATGAACCCGACGACGAACAAAGTTTAAGCCGCGCTATCTGGCTGGATAAACACCAGTTCGAACGCGAAGAAAGAGCAGTAATGAGCGCAATTAGCCGATTATTTAGTAAGTAAGGTAAGCATCACGCATGAGTATGGAAAAGCTATTAATGCACGTGGCACTGGTTGACCAAGTTACCAAGCCTCTGCAAGGCATTACCAAAGAAGTGCAATCTTCCATGGAAGCAGGCAAACAAGGCATGCAGAACATGGCAACAGGTGGTGCAGGTTTGGTTGCTACTGGCTTTGCTATCCAAAATGCGTTGATGCCTGCCATTGAAATGGACAGAAAACTGGGTGAGGTTAAATCACTGGGTGTTCTTGATGAAGACTTAGCCAAACTATCTAGAACGGCTCTATATACTTCGGTTCAATATGGTAAGTCTGCTACAGAGATGGTTGGTGCGGCTTACGATATTAAATCAGCTTTTGGCGGTATTGATGGTGATAGCCTTGCTGATATTACTAAAAGTTCCGCAGTCTTGGCAGCAGCTACTAAAGCCGATACAGCAACCATCACCGACTACATGGGTACCATGTATGGAGTCTTTAAAAACTCCGCTGATGAAATGGGTGTAGGTGAGTGGTCTAAGCAAGTCGCAGGTATGACAGCTCAATCGGTTGAAATGTTCAAAACAACAGGTGCAGGTATGAGTAGTGCCTTTACTAGCGTTGGTGCGAATGCGACTAGTGCCGGGATTGCCATGGAAGAACAAATGGCGATCTTAGGTACACTGCAATCAACTATGAGCGGCAGTGAAGCGGGTACCAAGTACAAATCATTCCTAGCTGGCGTTGCTAATGCTCAAGACAAACTCAATTTATCTTTTACGGACAGCCAAGGGCAAATGTTGCCAATGCTGGATATTCTCGACAAGTTGAAAGGTAAGTTCGGGGATACATTGGATGTGGCAGAAGCTGCCGACCTGAAAAAAGCATTCGGTTCAGAAGAAGCGGTCAGCATGATCAAGTTGCTCATGGCTGACACTGACGGGCTAGCAAATAGCATTGAAACGCTTGGTGATGTTCAAGGAATGCAGCAAGCCGAAAAAATGGCAGGAGAAATGACTGACCAGTGGGAACGATTAGAGTCTGTCTGGTTTGCCATTCGTGCTGCGGTGTTTGGTGCTGTACTGCCGTCAATAAATGCGGTTGTGGGTTCAATGGCTGATGGCCTAATGGCCGTAGTAGGTTGGACAGATGAATTCCCTTGGCTTGCTGAAATTCTGGGTTATGTTGCTATTGCGGGTTTATCCCTTGGTGGTGTCGTCGCAACACTCTCGCTTGCTATGGGTATTGGGCAAATGATGTCTGCAGGTTGGGCCGTCACCATGACGGGCTTAAGTAGCATCTTGAAACTGCTACGCATTACCACAATGGCAAGCACCGCCGCCGCTTGGTTATTCAACACAGCGTTATGGGCGAACCCCATCACTTGGGTAGTGGCGGGTATTGCGCTACTCATTGGTGGACTTGCAGCGGCAATTTATTGGTGGGACGACTTAACCGCCGCCTTCAAAGACGCTTCTTGGTTTGATGTGATAGCCGGAGCCATTGAGGGGCTTGTTGATTTACTCAATATGATCCCTGGTGTTGATATTGAGCTGGGTAGCAAGATCGCAACACCGGAGGTAAGCGCCGCAGTGGAAGCTGAGCGCCATGCACCTGAGTCAATTGAGGTGGTGCCGTTCGACGCTCCTGAAATTGCATTTACAAATTCAGAGCCTCATCCCGCTATTGATATGGCAAACAATCTGTCGCTGGTGCCTGATACGCAAGAAATGCCAACGGGTAACGGTGGCAGCATTGCCGAATACAAACAGCCGGGAGCAGTGCCAACACTACCGCCAAGCATGGTTCAAAACGTCACGACCACTCATAAACCGCAAGGCGGCAACATGAACTCATACGGTGACGTGTACATCACTGCACCGAATGGAATGACACCAGACCAGTTAGCCGAATGGGATGAACTCAATGCCGGATAGCCATTTATTAGAAAACAAAAAGTATATCGACATTAAAGTGATTGACGGTGGCTGGGATATGGACGCAGGCCAACAGCCTGCCGAATGCAGCGATTTATACAGCATCGCACAAGATATTAAGCACGCCATTATGGAGTCGGGTTTGGCCCGTCAATTGGTTGCTGAACGTAACCCGGCATTACGCGCTGATGTGATGGTGCAGATTGAGCAGTTAGCCGAGCGTGATGTGAGAGTCGTTCCCGGTACTGCAACCGCAACTGAATTAGAAGCGGGTGAAATTACCTTAACCGCAACCGCTTATGAATATGGTGATCTAGAACTTTCTGTAGGAGAGAACGGGGCATGAGCAAACGACCAAACGCAGACTTTGTTGAGATTCTCAGTGAATCGGGTGTGCCTGTTACCGAAGATGAATTCGAAGCCAAGCTAAAACAAGAAGTCGTGGGAGCTGGCAGTAAGGTTTCTAACGACTCTGAAATGTCACCGTTTTGGCGATGGGTTCGCGCCGCTGTAGTTACGCCATGTGTGTGGCTGATAAGAACATTACTAGCAGAATACGTCATGCCAAATATGTTTGTGGCAACGGCAGAGCGTTGGGCTTTAGGGCTGAAAGCTTGGGAACATGACATCGAGCCGAAAGACGCAGAGAAAACACAAGGCAACATCACTTTAACCAAGGCGAACGCTGGTGACGCGGTCACGATAGAAGCGGGTAAAGTGGTTCAAACCCTGCCGATTGATGGTGTGGTGTATAAGGTTCAAGTACTTGCTGAAACCGTGATTGATGCGGGGCAGTTAACGGGCAAAGTTCTGGTTGAAGCATTCGAAGCTGGCGCCGCTTTTAACTTACCTGCTGGTTACTTCAATATCATTCCCGAAGAGATTCCGGGCATTGCCGATGCGGTTAACGAACCGGATTGGATAACCCAATTAGGCGCAGACGCTGAAAGCAATGAAGAATTGGCACTGCGTATTCAGAACGCTTTCACCAGTTCGGGTGAATGGCACATTGATGATGTTTACCGCTCCATTATTGCCAGTGTTGCCGGGATTCGTAGCGACAACATCTATTTCAACAATACAGGTGACGTGACGCCGGGCACTGCAGAAGCATTGATTTTGATGGAAGTTGGAGCAACACCGCAGCCCGTTCTTGACCAGCTAAATGACCACATTATGGCGAAAGGGCATCACGGCCATGGTGATGTGCTGACTTGTAAAGCTATTCCAGATACTGAGCACGATGTGATCTCCGATGTTGTTTTGGTAGCGAACTTAGACGAAGCGACCAAAGTTAACGAGCTGCTGGAAGTCGAAGACCGTATCAGGGCTGCATTTCGTGAGACTGCAGCTTATCCAGAAATGACCCGCGCCAAACCAGAAAGCCGCTTTAGCCTTTCTCTGCTTGGTACTGAAATTCACACCAATATGGCGCAGGTCGAATCGGTAAAGTTCACCGTAGGCGGAAAGGTTCAAGAGGACATTATCAGCGACCTAGAGCAGCCACGTTTGAAAACGCTCACGGTAAGGGAGTAAGCCATGTCTGAACCTCAAAGCGATAACCAAGAGCACCATGCACCAGAGTTACCCGAAACGGTTATTCCATGGTGGCAAGATGGCAGCACCACCTCGGAAGAAATCAAAGAGCCGCACTTTCTATCAAAAGGCGTATTCGCATTCTTTCACATGGTCTGGGGTTGGCTGCAGGTCCCACTTGGTCAAATGGATGCGCTGACATGCAGTGAAAATACCTTGGAGTTAATGGCTTGGGATAGAGACATTAAGCGTTTTGAGGGAGAGCCGCTTTCTCTGCTTCGCAAGCGAGTGAAATACGCGGCCTTGAATGCCAAAGACGCAGGCAGCGTTGCAGGATTTAAGAGAATTTTTGAAAGGTTGGGCATTGGTATCGTTGCGTTTAAAGAGCGCGAAGATGAAGTGCAGTGGGATGTTTGCACCATTGAGCTAACAGACAGCGATATTTCTAATAACACCAAGTTGGTTCAAACACTGATTGAACAGTATGGCCGGACATGCCGCCGTTACCGTTTCCAAGTGATATATCAGACTAACCTGAGAGTCGCGAGTGGTGAGTTCTCACACAATGTCAGCCTGTTTTTAGCAGAGACTAAACCCGTCGTTGAAATGAATGTGAAACCGCAGCCAGTTGAACATCAACAACAAGTCTTTATTGCCAGCCTTTAGTTGGTAAACATTTGTACAGCCAGTAAATGCAAACAGGGGGAGGTACCCAATGAGCCAAACGGCAATACCGCTCGAATTTGAGCGTTACTTGCAAAATCAGATCAGTGTCGGTGGCGCACCAGACATGAACGAGATGATTTTTGCGCACATTCCGGGGCTAGACGTAAGCCAGCCAATTAACCGTGAAAATGGTTTGCCTGATGTTTCGCTATGGGTCCACCAACAAGACATCGACCAAGTGGGCAAACTGGGTTACAACGCACTGGTGTATTCCGTGGTGATCCCTAGTACCGTTACGGAGTTCACCTTTAACGCGATTTATCTACGTGATAAGCATGTGCCAAACTCTTGCGGAATGGTGGTGCACAAAGCTACCGAGTCTAAAGAAAAGGGCATGGCGAGCACGAAGTCATTGGTGCAAGCCTATGACGGAGCCGGGCAACTTGCTGGCATTACCATTGATGCATCGACGTGGCAGATTGACTATCAAGCGCGTTTGAAAGGCATCGAGGAAGACCAGCGCTTGGCCTGCTTAGATAACTACGGTCATACGGCTTTTGTTGATGGGTTCGATGTAACCCAACAAGCTGACCCGAAAAAATACAAAGTGACGCCTGGTGTTGTTTATGTCGGTGGTTTGCGTGGTGTGTTAACGGGTGAAGTGTTGCAAACCATCACCACGAAACCCAGCGGTTTGTATGTCGATGTGGTTCGCCAAGGTACCGCGCTTTCAGTGTGGGAAAACAAAGCAACGATTGTGGTTTCTGAAACTGAGCTGACCGATTATGTGGACGGAAACGGTGAGCAGCACTATGTCGCTAAACTGGCCGGAATTGATGCTGATGGTTCAGTGATTGATTGGCGGGTTAAAGGGGGCTTGGCTGAGCATGTGGCGGATGGTGATCCGCATTCGCAATACACAAAGCTCGTTCATTTAGTTGGCTTAATTGGAGAGTTCCATGATGCAGGTGATAAAGCTGGTTGGGTTGATTTAAGAGGCGGCGAATTATCGAGAGTGACCGATAAAATGCTCTGGGATTATGCTGTAGCAGCAGGAATGACTGTAACACAGGCAGCTAAAGATGCGGAGCCTATGATTCACGCCATGAAGTTTGGTGATGGTGATGGTGCAACAACCTTTACTTTGCCAAATCATCACTTAGGGCATTTTGTTCGTGGTACACCAAGCGGTGTTAATCACGGTTATACACAAGGTGATGCGATTAGAAATATCGTAGGTGAATTCAAAAACATAGTATATCAAGATGTAGCAGGTAGTCTTTCGTTGGTGACAACTGGTGCTTTTAAACAGGCGAAAAGGCCAGATTCCGCTGTTGCAGCATCAACAAAATACTCTGAAAAAGATAGAGATGGTATTGGATTTGATGCAAGTCGAGTGGTACCTACAGACAATGAAAACCGCCCATACACTGCAAATCTGTCAATCAAAATTCATAGGGGCTGGATGTCATGAAAATAGCGTATCACTACGATTACAAAACCTTTATTCATCAGGGTGAGAGTCAAATTCATAAGGTAGCGGGATATGATGAATATATCTTGCCTCAGTTTTCTACTTGGATAGCGAATCCAGAGTTTGATGACAAAACCGAACACGCCAAGTTTGATGTTAAAAATCATAAATGGCTTGTCGAGCCAAAGCCAGTTGAGGTGACGGGTTACAATAAGCAAACCCAAGAAGCTAAAGTGTTTGATGATGCGTCTTTGGTCACTGATGAATACACGTTAGAAAAACCGTCTACGCTATGGGATGAGTGGGTTGATGGCGCATGGGTAACAAACCAGAGCAATAAATACATTGCTGAATACGACCAAGCGGGTAGTGCTCGTCGATCTGCTTACAGTGAAGTAAGTGACCCTCTCTATATGGAAGCATGGCGCAAAGAGTCGAAAGGCTTAGTTGATGAAGCGGCAGCGTTTAGACAACAAGCGGATGCTGCAGTCGAGCTAATCCAAGCCGAACATCCTTGGCCGACTCCGCCAGAGCTCTCCTCCAAGGTATAAGACCTATGTGGAAACAATCGCCACTCAGTTGGCCTAATAGCTCACAAGCCATTCAAACCAGTGCCGAGCAGGTAACAGACCAAATCGGCACAACGATGAATGAAGCTGTTGGCCGCTTAACTCACCTTGAAAGTGATGCCAGTTATGGGCGTCACTCTTTAAGTGAAGAAGCGAGTGCTTTGCTTGGCTTGCGTGGTGATCTTGAGTGTTTGTTAAGAGCGGGCACTGTGCTAACCGCCACACCTTATCAGTTTCAAGTGGGTACCAAGTTGGATTCAGGGTGTTACCTGAACCCTCAGGCGGCAGTCCAAGTGTTAGCTGGTAAGTTGCGTGATTATGCTGATAAGTGCCGACCCAATGGTCACCTTCATTGTGTCGCTCTTATGGTGACCGCTTCGCAGTTAGCACAGTTCGCTCATCAGTTGGCGGATCTCGTTTCCGTATTTCCTTTGCCAGATTGGTGTCAGGTGGCTAGACAGACACAAGCACTCGTGACCAATGAAACCGATAAGCTTCACCAACCTGCTGCAATCATCCAACCTCGCTTTAAGCCTATGGCGAAACTCAATGCCAATCCATTGCAGAACGCTTTGCATTGGCAGGGGGCACAAATCGCTACGCTTGAATCGTTAGCTGATGACGCAAACCATGTGATCGGTAAGTTGCAGGCACTGGCAGCAAAACGAGCCAGTAAGTTGGGCGATGTCAAAGCGCATATAAATGCACTTAAAGACTTAAAGGGTAGTGTTTACACTTTTTATGTGTCTGGTAGTGCTGAAAGCATCGCAACGCATATTAGCCAAGCAGGCGCGCCAAACAATCATCCATTCACCGTGGCGAGTCTACTGCTTAGCCATGAACCCATGACCTTTTTTGATGAACTGCTTTGCTAGGAGGTAGTCAATGTTAGCTCTCGATGGTGTGCCGGTTAACTTAGACTCGATGAAAGTTGAAATGTCTATGGAGTTAAAAGACCAAGACATGAGCGGTCAATCATCGGGTACTGATACGGCAGAGCAAGGTGATAAAGGCAAGAAACTGACCTTTAGTGGCCGTGTTCCATTCACACGTGTAGAAACGCTCACCCAGTTGTATTCGCTTGCGTCGGACAAAGACGACACCAACACCCGCAGGGTTTACCGAATTGGTAACGACATTGCGTTGGCACTCAAAATTCGCAACGTGAAATTCACTGGCCGTATCAACGCGAGGGAGCATGAAACTTTACAGGCTTGGAATGTGTCTTTTGAGCTGCGAGAGTACAACAGTGTGGCAGAGCAAAAAGAGCAACGTGCCAAACAGCAAACCAAACCAGAACAGCGAGAAAACACTCGACTAAAACAGGCACTGAATAACGCAGAGGAAGCAACGCAATGAAGCTAGAAAAACGCCTGTTTATTAGTGGTGAAGAAGTCAAACTAGTGAGTAACATGGTGAGCCTAAAGCTATCACTAGGCAGTGTTGCTATCTTCGAAGTTGAAACCAAGGAAAAGCCAGAGCCGTTTGCGTCTGTACGTTTAGATATCGGTTATGAATATAATACTGCTCCTTGGTTTGAAGGGTATATCGACAAAGTCCAACCTGCAGCCAACGGATACCACAAGATTACGGTTAAAGAACTGGCTGGCATTTTGTCTAAACGCTGGGCGGTTAGCCTAGAGCACCCAACCGCAGAGCAGGTGATTGGTGCTCTTTCGGATATGACAGGGCTTGAATTCAATTTGCCTGATGCTGACTACATCAAAACCACGATTCCAAACTTTGTTTGCCAAGGAACGGGCTATCAATGTTTAGAACAAATCGCTAAGGCGTTTTCTATCCCTGACTGTGTTTGGTTCCAACATACCGATCAGGTGGTTTACTTCGGTTCGTATCAAGATAGTCACTTTCACAATAAACCTATGCCGATACCGGAAGAGTTCACCAGTCGCCAAAGTGGTAACAGTGTCACCTTTGTTCCGTTCCCTATGCTAAGGCCGGGCAGAGTCATGAACGACAAGCGCGTGAATCGAGTGGACTTGATTCAAGATGAAATGACCGCTTATTGGAAGACTGAGCAATCCGAAGTTCCACCAAAGAAACGTGAAACGCTGCAGAACTTCCCAGAGTTGGCGGCGGGGTTTCATTTGCCTAAGTTTGGCCGTGTTGAGGCGGTAAGAGACACCGCAATAGCAGGACAAATTGCTGACCCATTCCGCCCAAGATTTGCCGTAGATGTTCAGGTGCTTGATGAAAACTTAAACCCAGATAGTAACGTGCCTGTCTATCGCTCGATTCCACTGCCTGTTCATATGAGTGGGCATGAATCTGGATTGCTGTCTTACCCTCTTGAGGGAACATTAGTTGAAATTGCTTTCGCTTATGGACGGAATGACAGACCTATCATTCGTGGTGTTTATGGCCGTGAATATGCATTGCCATCAATAGAGCCAGGGGAACAACTTCAGCAGCAACGTGAAGAGGTTAGCCACCGAATTGATGCAGCAGGAAACACCACCCAGAAAACTGACCAAACGCAATATCAAAAAGCATTCGAAAAGCTCGAGCAAGCAGAGCGCTATCGTGGTGAATTTGGTCAGCACCATATTTTGGTTGATGAGCACAGTATTGAAGAAGTGATCGGCAAAAAGCTCATTGAGGCACTCGGCGCGATTAACTTAATAGCAGGTGATGACATTGTGCTAGGCAGCTTGGGCAACATGCAAACCGCGACTGCTGGGGAACTGGTAGAGACGATTGGCACAGTTCGCCGAAGCATTGCTGCAGAACACCAATGGTTACAAGCACCCAAAACATGGATTGGTTCAAAAGAAGAGAATGTACTGATTTTGCTGTCTGAACTTATGCAGGTAGTGAAAGAGCTCGCGGACACACTGGCCAGCCATACGCATAGCGGTGTAATGGCAGGCCCTGCAACAACTAAAGCACCAGTGCAAAAAAGTGGTATTCGTGGTCATGGCTCGGATAGCTTCAAACTTAACGTGCGATTAACTCCATTGATTCTTTAAATTGATTGATGACTCAGTTGTTATTAATGGGGGTTATTTTTCAGGAGGGGAACTCAATTTATATATTTAGGGGTATTCTTCATCTGAAAAAGTGAAAAGAATCAGCGATCTTTCTGTATCATTTCGAACTTAGTTTAATTAAATCATGAGTTTAATTATGAAATTACGTTCGATTATTTCCGCCTGCGCGCTGCTGAGTTGCAGCCACACCTTTGCTAGTGAACCAGAAACGGTGGCTTGCGAATCAAATAAACCAGGAACCGTCATGGTTCAAGAAGATGAGTTGTTTGTAGTCGTCAATGACGCACTCATTCGCAACTCAGACTATTGGCAAAACTTTCTGGATGGCAACATTCAACTCTGCACCACTCACGTGACAGACATGAGTGACCTGTTTGCTAAAAACACATACTTCAATCAAGACATCAGCCGTTGGGACACCTCTCGTGTGACCAATATGGACCGCATGTTCTCCGGCGCCAAGCACTTTGACCAAGACTTAACCTACTGGGACGTCAAGCGCGTCTCACGCCATATCGACTTCGCAAAAGGCAGTGGCCTGTCTGAAGATAGCCTTCCAACTTTTACGCAATAACGTCTATTCAACCCTAGGAAAATACA